TATGAAAACACAATTACTCTGCACATTTACTAATAAAAAATATCTTGATGATATTATTGAAAAAATAAAGGAATCTTATAAAGTTGTATTCAATAAGATTTATGTACTTCAAAATGAAGACAATGTGAGTGAATTAATTTGTACATATAATGTAGAAACTAATGAAGAATTAGATTATAATCTTGTATTGAATACAATTTCATTACATAGAAAACAACATTCAAATACACTATATACAATTAATGCTCTTAATGAAGTTATTAAAAATCTAAATAATGGAGTTTTAGATACTAAATATAGAATTCCTTGGAGAAATTTTAGCAACATGATTATGCTTGTTAATTCAGATGGATTAAACAAAGTACCAACAAGAATTTATAAAATAATAGAACTTGAAAAAAGTTATAAAAAAACTTAACTTTCGAACAGCGAATATATATTTATATATGAGTTAAGTTTTGGTTATGTATAGCGTATTTAACAATACAATACTAAAATATAAAACATAAATGCTAATGATAAAACACAAGGAGAAGTAAAATGGATATTGAACAAATTAAAGAGCGTCTTAATCAGTTACAAAGTGCAACTTCAACAATGAATCACTTTTGGAAACCACCTTCGGGTAAAACACAAATAAGAATTGTTCCTTATAGATTTAATAAAGACAATCCTTTCATTGAATTGTACTTTCATTATAATCTTGGAAATAACAGAACATATTTGTCTCCCGTATCGTTTGGAAAGCCAGACCCTGTCAAGGAGTTTTCTGACAAATTAAAATCTGCAGGAAGTAGAGATGAATGGCTTCAGGGTAAAAGACTTGAACCAAAAATGAGAACTTTTGCTCCTGTTGTTGTTAGAGGAAGTGAAAGTGAAGGTACTAAATTTTGGGGTTTTGGAAAAACTGTATATCAGGAATTGCTAAGTTTTATTGCTGATCCTGATTATGGTGATATTGTTGATCCCATTTCTGGACGTGATATTGTTGTTGAAAGACAGACACCTGCTGAAGCTGGCAATCAGTTTGGAAAGACTACTATTAGAGTCAAGCCAAATCAGACAACACTTACTGATGATAGCAATCTTTTAGAACAGCTTGTTGGTGAACAGGAAAAGCTTACAGAGCTATATACTGAACCAACATACGATGAGCTTACTGAGGCACTAAAACAATATCTCAATCCTGAAGAGGAAAATGAAAGTAGTTCAGAGACAGATACCAATACCAAAAGCGATTCTAGCGATAAGGATTCTGTTTCAGATATTGAAGATGCGTTTGATAAGCTTTTTAACGACAACTAAATAAAATATAAAATACAAAATAAATAGTTTTTATATACTGTTTATTTGTAGGAGTTATTATGACAAAAAAAGATGAATTGGCAAGTGTCATTGCCAACGAGTTAAATAAGCAATTCAAACATCATCAAACAGCATATTTTCTTGGCGATACTGAAATTTCTCCAACAGATGTTACTGATTGGATTTCAACAGGGTCTTCAATTTTAGATCTAGCAATTTCAAATAGATCTAATGGTGGTTTAGCTGTTGGTAAAATTTCAGAAATTACAGGACTTGAATCAACAGGAAAAAGTCTTCTTGGAGCTCATGCGCTAGCGAATGCTCAAAAACAGGGTGGCATAGCAATTTATATTGATACTGAGTCTTCTGTATCGCATGAGTTTCTTGAAGCTTTAGGTGTTAATGTTTCTAAAATGATATATGTTCAGTTAGAAACGGCTGAAGAAATTTTTGAAGCAATTGAAAGTATTGTTACAAAAATTAGAGAATCTGATCAAGAAAGATTAGTTGCTATTTTGGTTGATTCAGTTGCTGCTGCATCTACTAAAGTAGAAATGGAAACAGATTTTGATAAAGATGGTTGGGCAACAGCAAAAGCAATTATTATTTCTAAAGCAATGAGAAAGCTTACTCAAATGATTGCAAGACAGAAAGTTGCTTTAATTTTTACGAATCAGTTAAGAATGAAATTGGGAGTAATGTTTGGAGATCCATATACTACATCTGGAGGAAAAGCTATTGGTTTTCATTCTTCAACAAGAATACGTCTTAAAAATGGTGGACAAATTAAAGATACCAAAGGAAAAACAATTGGGATAAAAATTAAAGCACAGATTACTAAAAATAGATTGGGACCACCGCTAAGAACAGCAGAATTTAGTATGTATTTTGATAGGGGAATCGATGATTATGGTAGTTGGCTACAAGTATTAAAAGAATATAATTTAATAAAACAGGGTGGTGCATGGTATACATTAATTGACCAAAATGGAGAAGAGCTTAAATTTCAATCAAAAAAATGGGAAGAGAAGCTTGAAGACGAAGAATTAAAAGAATATGTATATAATTTGATCTGTGATAAATTGATATTAAAATATCAAACTCATGAATTAGGTATTGATGATGTTATTGAGACGGATAAAGTAATAGATGACATCTAAAGAAAGTATTGTTAACAAAGATTATTTAACACTTCTTAAGCAAGTTGAAAAAGAACACAAGAAAAAAGATAAATATTCATTAAATATTAATGACCGTGTTCTTGTTATAGATTTTCTTAATACTTTTATACGAGCTTTTACTGCAAATCCAGCACTTAGTGAAAATGGGGCTCACATTGGTGGACTCATTGGGTTTTTAAAGTCTATTAGATTTGCTTTAGCAAAAATAAAACCAACAAGATGTATTATAGTATTTGATGGAAAGCATAGCACAAAAAGAAGACAAAAAATTTATCCTTCTTATAAAAATGAACGAAGAGTTAAGGAAAGATTTAATAGAAATATAAATTTAGGAACATCAAAGCAAGGCGAAAAACAATCAATGAAAACACAGCTTGGGCGACTTGTTAAATATCTTGAACAGCTACCAGTTACACTTGTATCAATTGATGGAATAGAAGCAGATGATATAATGGCATATATTAGCAAGCAACTTTTAAAGGACAGTGATATATTTTTAATGAGTACAGATAAAGATTTTTTACAACTTATAGATAATAGAATAAAAGTATGGAGTCCAACAAAAAAAATAATTTATGATATTAAAAAAATAAAAGAGGAATATAATATTTATCCCAAAAATTTTTTATTATATAGAGTTTTAGATGGCGATAAATCAGATAACATTAAAGGTATTAGAGGAGCCGGATTAACATCATTAAAGAAATATATCCCTAGAATTACAGAAGAAAATGAGTTTAATGTTAGAAGTTTAATAAAATTTGTTGAATCATCTGATAAAAAACTTAAATTATTTGAAAATATAAAAAACAATCAAATAACTATTAAAAGAAATTATTTGTTAATGCAATTACATAATGTTGATATAAGTAATAGACAGAAATTATTGATTCAAGAGTCTATTAGAAGAAAAGTTCCTCAGCTTATTAAGTATAAGTTTTCAACATTATTTATTCAAGACAAGTTGTGGAGTCAAATTCCAGACATGGATTCATGGATTACAGAATTTATAAGATTAGATCGTTATAGAGAATTAATTAAAAATGAATGAAAGTAAATTATCAAAATTTGGATATAATTTTCAAATAAAAACAATAGCTTGTTTTATTACTCGTTCTAATTTTTTTGAGCAGATTTGTGATATATTGGATGAGAAATATTATGAAAGCGATGCTTTAAAATGGATTATTGGAGAATGTAAAAAATATTTTTTTGAATATAAAAAGATAATTACTTTTGATATTTTTAAGATTAAAGTTAGTGAAATTGAAAATGATATACTCAAATCAACAGTAGTTGATACATTGAGAGAAACTCTTAAATATATAAATTCTCCTGATTTAGATTTTGTTCAAGATAAGATTTTAGACTTCTTTAAGAATCAGACGCTAAAAAATGCAATAGTAGAATCTGTTGAGGTATTAGAAAATGGTAATGATTTTGAAAAAATCAAAAAAATAATTGACGATGCAATGTCAGCTGGTACTGAAAAAGATATTGGTCATGAATATTTTATTGATGTTGAGGAAAGATATAAGAACATGGCAAGAGATGTATGTGAGACACCTTGGGAAATTATTAATGAATTGATGCAAGGAGGACTTGGTAAGGGCGAGCTTGGGGTTATAGTTGCTGCATCTGGAATTGGAAAAAGTTGGGTACTTGCTACAATTGGTGCACAAGCACTTAAGAGAGACAAAACTGTTGTTCATTATACACTTGAATTAAATGAAGAATATGTAGGGTTACGTTATGATAGTATTTTTTCTGGTATTACAAATCAAAATTTAAAGTATTACAAAGAAGATATAATTAAAAAATTGGAGACAATTGATGGAGAATTAATTATTAAGTATTTTCCAACAAAAACAGCTTCAATTCATACATTATTAGCACATCTTCAAAAAACAAAAACTTTTGGAAAGAAGATAGATTTAATAATTGTAGATTATGGTGATGTTATTAAAGATATAAGATATGCAAAAGAAGTTAGACATCAGCTTGGAAATGTTTATGAAGATTTGCGTGGGTTAGCTGGTGAAATGCAAGTTCCAATATGGACGGCTTCTCAAGCTTCACGCGCATCTCTGGATGACGATGTAATTGAAGCTCAAAGGGTTTCTGAAAGTTATCAAAAAGTTATGACAGCAGACTTTGTAATGTCTTTATCAAGAAAGATTGAAGATAAAGTGGCAAATACTGGCAGGTTTCATGTAATCAAAAATAGATTTGGTCCTGATGGATTAACATATCCAGCAAAAATGAATACAAACATTGGACAAATTGAAGTATATGATAGTATGTCAGTTGGTGGGCAAGAACAGCAAAAGAAAATAGAAAATAGAGATAATATTGCTAGAAAGCTATTGGCAAATAAATATAAAGATTTAATAGAAGGAAATTAAATTATGAATTTAAAACGCTTTGTAGTATCAGAAAATTTTATTGAGAAATATAAAAGAAAAAAGCCACCTTTTGGTTTTAATGGTTTAGGTGAATTAGTTTATATGAGAACTTATTCTCGTATAAAAGAGAATGGAAAGAACGAGCAATGGTGGGAAACAACTCGCAGGGTTGTAGAAGGAACGTATTCAATGCAGAAAAATTGGATAGATCAACATCAACTTGGATGGAATGCGTGGCAAGCTCAACGAAGTGCACAAGAAATGTATGATAGAATTTTTAATATGAAGTTTTTACCTCCAGGTCGTGGACTCTGGGCAATGGGAACTATCATTACGGAAGAGAAGGGACTATATGCTGCACTTAATAATTGTGCATTTGTATCAACTTCCAATCTTAAAGATGATTTGTCAAAACCATTTTGTTTTCTAATGGATGCTTCAATGTTAGGAGTTGGTGTTGGATTTGATACAAAGGGAGCAGAACAGTTTATTGTAAAAGGACCTAATTTAAATAGAGGTGAAGAAATTTACGTGATACCAGATACACGAGAAGGTTGGGTAGATTCTGTAAAGTTGCTGTTAGAAAGTTATTTTTTGGGAACCGGGGTTATTAAATTTGATTATACAGAAATTAGATCTGAAGGTAAATTAATTAAGGGTTTTGGTGGAGTATCAAGTGGTCACAAGCCATTGCAAGAAGTTCACAGAGCTGTAAGAAAAGTATTAGATAGAAACGTAAATGAACCCATAACAATAACTACAATTGTTGATATAATGAATTTAATTGGTAAGTGTGTTGTTGCTGGTAATGTAAGAAGAACTGCTGAAATAGTATTTGGTGATCCAAATTCAGAAGAATATATAAATTTAAAGAATTATGAAAAGAATCCAGAAAGAGAAACACATGGTTGGACTTCTAACAATTCTATTTTTGCAGAACTTGGTATGGATTACAGAGATATAGCAAAAAGAATTATTGATAATGGAGAACCTGGTTTCGCTTGGTTAGATAATATGAGAGATTATTCACGAATGAGAAATGGTAGAGATGAGAAAGACCATAGAGTTGCAGGTGGAAATCCTTGTTTGGAACAAAGTTTAGAATCATATGAACTGTGTTGTTTAGTTGAAACATTTCCGAACAATCACACAGACATAGATGATTATTTAAAAACTCTTAAATATGCTTATCTGTATGCCAAAACAGTTACACTTGGTAGAACACATTGGCCTGAAACTAATCGTGTTATGTTAAGAAATCGTAGAATTGGATGTTCAGTTAGTGGGATAGCACAATTTGTTTCTGTTCCTGGTGGTATTAATAAGTTACGATGTTGGTTAAAGAGAGGATATAACGAAATCCAAAAGTGGGATAAGATGTATTCAGATTGGTTAGCAGTACCAAGAAGTATTAAAACAACATCAGTTAAACCAAGTGGTACAGTTTCATTATTAGCTGGAGCTACACCAGGATTACATTATCCTGAAAGTAGATTTTATATTAGAAGAATAAGATTATCAATCCAATCTACTTTGATAGAACCATTAAAGAAGGCTGGTTATAAAGTAGAATCTGCATTTGGTTCAGAAGATTCTACTGTGGTTGTTGATATTCCAGTTGATGTTGGTGAAGGTATTAGAACTATTAATGATGTACCTATGTGGGAACAGATATCATTGGCAGCATTTATGCAAAAGTATTGGGCAGACAATCAAGTAAGCTGTACTGTAACATTTGATCCAGAAACAGAAGGTAGTCAAATAGCTTATGCACTCAATTATTTTCAATATCAATTAAAAGGAATTTCGCTACTACCAAAATCAGATGTTGGAGTATATAGACAAATGCCTTATGAAGAAATAACAGAAAAAGAATATAATAAAATGGTAAAAAGATTAAGTCATTTATCATTCAGACAAGTGAAGGGCAATGAAGCAGTAGTAGAGAGATTTTGTGATACCGATGTGTGTGAAATAGATTTTAAAGAAATAGAAAAATGAGAAAAAAAATTATATTAGGAACTGGTGTTGCAGGTTTAACGGCTGGTTATTTTAATAAAGATTCAACAATAATTGGGAAAGAATTAATGGGACAAATGAACGGCGATTTCTCACTTGGTCCACGACTTCTTCAGTTTGATAGTAATTTGTTAGATATTTGTATAGAATTGTTTGGGCCCAACAATGTTGTTATTAAAAATATAAAAATTGGATACATTATTGATAGTGCAATTTGTGATACACTGAATCAAGATTTTAAACTAAAATATTCTGAAATTACACGGAATACAAAGAAGATAAAGAGCTCATTCTTATCGGGTGGTAAAAATCAAATAGCTGTCATTATTATTAACAACAATTTTGACAATTCTTATACTATATTATTACAGAAAATAATAGATATATTAAATGATAGAAAGCAGATTATTATTGATGATGTTGATAAAATTTTATTAAATAAAGATACTGTTGTAACAGATTGCGAAGAATATAAATATGATACACTATATAATACAATACCACTTAATATTTTTAATAAGCTTACAGAGCCTTATAGCATATTTCAAAAAGACATATTTGAACTTGGTTGTAAATATTTTTATAAAACGAATTTTGATAACGTACAAGATATAGAAAGTAGTAAAGAATTTAAATATTTGTATTCAGTTGATGGACTTTGGACAAGAAAAACATATTTTTCAGATGATAATTATATCGTATATGAGACTATTAATAAATATAGTCAAAAAGAAATAGATGGAAATAGAATTATCGAGCAAAAGACTATTCCTATACAAATTATGAAAAATATTAATTTTAAGGAATATGATAATATATTTTTTATTGGACGCTATGCACAGTGGACACACAAAATGAAAATAAATGAAATAATAAAACGAATTTTAGAGCTCAAGAATGAATAACAAAAATAATAAAAGCTTTGAAGAGATGTATAAAATTCAAGAAAAGTTTACTAAAGAGTTTTTTTTGAAGAAAATGGGATATGATGTTTCTACAATTAAAGAAGATTATGAAAGAAAGATTTTTTGGACAAAGGATTATGTTCTTTCACTTATAAAAGAGGCAACTGAAATACTAGATGAAGTTGATTGGAAATTTCATGCAACAAAAGACACTGTAGATATTGAAGACAATCTTTTAGAAGAGGGTGTAGATGTATTAAAATATCTTCTTGGTTTGCTCATATTAAATGGTTTTTCTGCTGATGAAATTTATAACAAATTTATTGATAAATCAAAAGTTGTTGAAGCAAAATTTGAACAAGAAGAGTTAATAGAAAAATTAAAATCTGAAAGGGGGCATAAAATTGTTTTTGTTGATATCGATGGGGTTTTGGCAACATGGCCAGAAACGTATATTCAGTTTGTAAATAATAAACTTGGAACAAATTATGAAACATTTTTTGAAGTTGAAAACAGCCTGGAAAAGAAATTGGCATATTCAATAAAAAATGATTATAGACTTTCTGGCGTTAAAAGTAACATGGGCATGCTTGAAAATGCTGCCGAGCTTTTAGATTCTCTTAAGAATTCTGGCTATTATATAGTTCTATTAACTGCAAGATTGTATAAAAAAATATTTAGAATATATAGTGATACATTAGAGTGGTTAAATAAAAATAATTTATATTTTGATGCAATAATCTGGAAAGAAGAAAAAGAAAAATATATTATTGAGCATTTTAACTCAAACAATGTTATGTTTTGTATTGACGACAATATTAATAATGTCAATAAGCTTTATGAAAAAGGTTTTGATGTTTTTCTTATCAATAATGAACTTATGTTTGAAAGTTATGATAAGATGATTGAAGCAAATAGTAAAATACTAAATAAAAATATTAAAACTTTCAACACACTTTCAGATTTAATTTCTTTTTTAAAAACCAAAAACATTACAGAGTAAAAATGAAAAAAGAAAATATTAAAGAGTGCTGTATCATATTAGATGGTGTTGATAAGACGGGAAAAGATTCAATTAAAGATGAGATAATTAGACAGACGGATGGTAAAGCATTAGTTATATCAAGGTCGTTTCTATCTCAAATTGTATATTCTAGAATTTATAATAGAAAAATTAATGAAAAATTTTTTATTGAAAAAATGAAAGAATTATATGAAGATAAAGATTATTATTTTTTTTATTTGGAAGCAGAAAAGAGTGTTTTAGAAAAAAGATTTATTAAGCACAATGAGAAAGATTTATTAATTAATGATATACAGAAACATATAGATACTTTTGAAGATGTAATTCTTCAATTAGAAGAACATAATATGTTTATTAAAAAAATTAATTCAACAAATTATTCTGTTGAAGAATCAGTAAAAGAAATTTTGAAAAAAATATGATTAAAGAAATAAAACAAGATATACAAGATTGTAAGCTTTGTGAATTACATTTATTAGAAATTAATCAATTTAAAGAAGAGGCAGGATATGGTAAATTATTGCCAAAAGTCAATGCTAAGACTAATATAATGATTGTTGGATTGAATCCTTCTAGAAATAGATTTCCAAATTTAAAACATCCGTTTGGTGGAGGTGGAAATTTTAAAAAAGATAAAAATGCAAAGTTTTTAGAAATTTTTAAGCGATTTGGCGTTTTTAATAAATGTTATATTACAAATATAGTAAAATGTTCAACTACAAATAACGATGTAAATAAAAATACAGTAAAAACCTGCTATAATCATTTAAAGAAAGAGATTGAATTTTGTAAGCCAAGTATAATAATTGCAGCAGGAAATCAAGTATATAGTTTTCTGGAACAATTTAATATTAATAATCTTGAAAAAATTTATCATCCAAATTATTGTTTTTCATATCACGGAATAGCATTAGAAAAATATATTATACAGATAAAAAATGTTTTGATGAAATATGGTTTATTAGGAAATAAATATGAATAGAAAAATTTTTATAACGGGTGAAAGTGGAACAATTCCAATGGCAATTCAAGACATCGCCAACAGAAATTCAGAATTTACAATTATGAATAGTCATTCAAGCGATTTATATAATCTTAATAGATTAAAAGTACATAAAAGTTTTGAAGTTAGAAAACCCGAGATTGATTTTCTTAATAGAGATCTGCTGTTTAATGATCTTGAAAAAATCTGGGAACATACAGATATTATTATTCATTCAGGAGCATTTGTTGGTACTGATTTTTGTCAAGCAGATCCTCAAGGTGCGATTAGAACTAATGTTGAAGGAACTAAAAACATTGTTGATATATGTAATAAATATAATATAGATTTAGTATATTTTTCAACAACAGCTATTTTTGATATCGATGATTATTCTTCTACTAAAGCTATTACTGAGTATACTAAAATTCAGCCTAATACACTTTATGGAATTACAAAATATGCTGGTGAGCAAATTGTAAATAAGCTGTGTGAGAATAAGAAAATGATAATTAGACCTGTTTTTGGTTTTGGTAATTATCCCGATGATCTTCACAGTGCATTAACAAAGATTATTTATGTTTTGTATTATAATTATTATATGAAATCAACAAAAATTGATGTGTTATTAGATGTTAACATCCCTAAATCTTATATCAGAGTAGAAAATATTGCTAATGTTGTATTGAAAGCAATTAAAGAGGAAATATGGAATAAAGAAATAAATGTTGGTGAATTGTTTTGTAATTCTTTAAATTGGCATGAATTGTTTAATAAAATAAAAGTACAATATAAGTCGCTTATTGATGATGGCAAATTTATAGAATCTATTACATTGAACAATGAAGCAATAAATTTTATACCGTCTGAAGATTATTTACATTATCATAATATAAATGATATAAAGTCTAGAAATTTAAATGTTGATGTTAATTCTATTGGTGATTATATTTCTATTGATTCTGGAATTCATTTAACGTGTTCTAGTGTAATAAAAAATATAGAAAAAAAAGCCTTTTGGATTTCATAAAAAATGCTTATATTATATAAACAGATAGAACAATTATTTAATAATAAAGGTTATGAATTTATTAAAATAAATGGAATAGAATACAGAGAATTATTTAATTGTAATTACAATATTAAAGTTAAAAATAGTTTTTTGAAGAAAAATATCCGTGAAGCAACCGCTGCTGATGACAATGAAAGAAAAACTTTATTAAGAGAGACTATACAGGGCATTGATTATTTTATAAATGATTTAAATTCTAGACAATTTGTCATTCAAATGAAGTATAATGATAGAAAAGATCTAGCTGGGTGTTTATCGTTATTTCAGTTTATTATTAGAGATAATATATTACATTTATTTGTTTTTGTTAGAAGCCAACACTTTGAAAACAACTTTTTATATGACAATCAAACATATATGTTAATAACAAATGCATTAAGTGACGAATTGAAAAAAAGAGGTATCAAAATAAAGACTGAAAAAATTAATGTTCACATAACATCATTACATACAGAGAGGAATTAGATGAAACATAAAACATATATCCCACTACACGGACATAGTACATACAGTCAGGGTGATGGTGTTGCAAGAATTTCTGATATTGTTGAAAGAACAAAGGAAATTGGTGCCAATGCTGTAGGATTGTCTGAACATGGAAATATGTCATCATTCTTTAAATTTTATAAGGAATGCATCGAAAATGATGTTAAACCTATAATTGGCTGTGAATTATATTTGAATGATTTATATTATAGTGACAATGAGCAGTTTTTGGAAATAAGACAAAAAGAAAAAGATAAAACTAAAAAAGCTATAGCTGATAATTATCATCAAATTGCATATTGTAAAAATTATAAGGGTGTGCAAAATTTAATTCATTTGACGAATATTGGTTTTGAAAATTTTTATAGAAAGCCACTTGTCAGTACTGAGCTTTTGTTTGAAAAATTAGATAACAACAATATAGTTACAACTGGATGTTTACAGTCTGTATTTAATAGATTGATTGTAAGTGGAAAAGAAAATGAAGCTTTAGCTCTCATTAAGAAATTTTATGATAAATTTGGTGAAGATTTTTATCTTGAAATTATTATAAATCAGCTTGATGAACAGAAAAAATGTAATAATTTTTATAAAAAAGTTTATGAGAAAACAGGTATAAAACCGGTTTTTGCAACTGATTATCATTATGTTGATAAAAATGATTGGTTTATTCAATATCTTCTTTATGTAATTAAGGGAAGAAAATCTGTTAGAGAATATCCTGATTCTGATTGGTTTTATGATGTTAGAGATTTATATATTAAAACAGCTGATGAAGTTTATGCATTGGCACAAAAATATCAAGTTGACGAAGATTTTCTAAATATTGCAATTAAATCTACATTTGAAATTAGAGACAAAGTTGATATTGAGTTGCCATTGTATCCAGATAATTTTCCAAAATTCAATGAAATAGAAGAGTATAGCAAAAATCAGTTTCTTGAAAAGCTTAATAAAAAATGGGATGAAAAAGTTGAAAATGAATTAATTCCAAGTGATAAATTGGAAGAATATAAAGAACGGCTTAAGTACGAAATGAAAGTAATTAATGATAAAGGATTTATTGATTATTTTCTTATTCTTGATGATCTGCTTAATAATTTTGTTTATAAATGTGGTGGAGCAACTGGTGCAGGAAGAGGAAGCGCTCCTGGATCGCTAGTATTATTTGTTCTTGACATTACAAAAATTGATCCAATTAAACACAGTTTAATTTTTGATAGATTTATGAATCCAGCAAGAATTGATCCTGCCGATATTGATTTAGATATTGATTCAAAGACACAGAAAGAGACTGAAAACTATTTAAAAGAAAAATATGGAAAAAATAAGGTTTGTCATATAGCAAATTTTGGTAAATTTGGTGCTAAAACTGCCATTAAAGATCTTTGTAGAATTTTTGAGTTAGATTTTAATTTGTCAAATAGATTAACATCATATTTCAATGATTTAAAATCTGTTGTTCAAATTGAGGGTGAGCTTCATAAAGCAGAAACAATTGCTAGTAAGAAAAATGAAATTGATTTATTAAAATTTATTGAAGAAAATAGAAGCTTGTTTACAAATGTTGGAAATAAATTTGTTGGAATGGTACGACAAACAGGAAGACATGCTTCAGGAATATTGCTAAGTAATAAAACGTTAGATAGATCAGATATTCCATTATTAAAACTAAAAGGCGAGCTTGTTACAGGAGTTCAAGAGGGTGGTGATGAAAGAGAAGTTGCCGAGTTAGGATATTGCAAGCTTGATATATTAGGATTAAAAGCTGTTTCTGTTATAAATGACACAATAAGATTGATTGAAGACAATTACGATGTTAAAAGTATTGAACAAAATATATTGAAATCAGATCTGAATGATCAAAAAGTTTATGAAGAATTTCAAAGCGGAAATTGTAGAGATATATTTCAATTTGGTTCTGACAGCATGATTAGCTTACTAAAGCAGATAAAGCCTACAAATATTAATGATCTGTCTGTTGTAAATGCACTATTTAGACCTGCCGTTATTCAAGCTCAAGGAATTGAGGCATACTTGAAAAATAAACGTAATCCAGAAGAAGCCAAAGAAAGGCTTGATAATGTTCATTCGAAATTATGGAAAATCACAAAAGAATCTTTTGGTGTTCCAATTTTTCAAGAACAAATTATGTTTATATTACAAGAATTAGGGGGTTTTACATTAGCTGAAGCAGATAAAAGTAGAAAAATTCTGAAACTATTACATAAGGGTAACCAAGAAAAAAATAAAGATTTTTATAATATGATGGATAAATTTAAAAAACAAGCAAGAAAGAATGGAATTAGTAAAGAACACATTGCTTGGTTATTTGACATTCTTGGAAAATATTCAGAATATTCTTTTTGTAAGGCGCACTCATTGAGTTATGCTATGAATGCATATATTTCAATGTGGTTAAAGATATATTATCCAAAGGAATATTTTTCATCATTATTTAATCACTCAACAAGTTCAGATTTAAGCTGGTTCATAAAACAGGTTAAAAGGCAGGGTACAAAAATAAATGAATTTAAGAGTGGAAAAACAGATGATAAGTTTTCTGTTGATTATAGCAATAATTGCATTACGTTTGGATTAAATAAAATAAAAGGTATGCAAAGAAAAGATGTTTCTATTGTAAATAAAGTTGAAGCAGATAATGTCTATGATTTAGTTGAGTATTTAATTGAAAACAAAATATCTAAGCGAACAATAGAACCATTGTGTAGATTAAGATATTTTAATGAAATATTTGATAATTCAAAACAATTAGAAATTATTTTTGCTAAAGTTAAAAGTAAGAAAAAAAATGAAAGTATTAAAGAAAAAATTGATTTCATTATTAATGATAATGGAGCAATTGAAGATTGGACAAAACAAGAATATATTAAATTTGAAAAAAAATATTTTGATTTTTATTTTGATGAACATCCATTTGTTATAAGATATGATAAAATAAGAGAAGAAACTCCCTATTTGATTAATCAAATTTCTAGTCCAAAGCAATTACAAGATAAGAAAAAAGGAGGCGTTATTCTTTGTGGTGTAATTAATGATATTATTCTTAAAAAAGCAAAAAAGACAGGAAGAGAATATTATAAATTAATAATAGAAGATGATGAAAAACAGCTTTACGTAACTGTGTTTAATTCAAGAGATATTGTACCGCTTGAGATTGGCGATTTCATTGTAATGAAGGTTTCAAAAAGCAAATTTGGTTTTACAAAAGCAAAACAATCAGAAATAAAAATAATGTGAGGAGACAATATGAGTAAATTAACTAAAGGCGAAATTGAGAATATGCGAAATGCGATGGGAACTCTACCATCACAGAAGCCCAAAAAAACATATAACTATGAAAATGATATTACATCAATTTATACTAAAATGACAGATTGGCCTAAGAATCCATATAAAATTATTGTTCGGGCTGTTACTGCTACTTGGGGAGACAACGAAACAGGTAGTACTCAGAAATGGGAAAGACTTACTCCAGAAAATAGATACAGACTTGTGTTGTCACATCTTACTGGTAATACATTGTTTCAAGCTTCTGAAGGTATTCAATTTCAATTTGAAGTGAATGGTTTAACTAGACATGATTTTGATCAACATGCAAGGGCACGAATTGGTGCACACTTTATGTCAATAGGAACAAGGGATAATAACAAATTGGATGCTGATATTCTTTTATACGATGATGTTATTGAGAGAATGAATAAGGATTTTGAATATAAACAAAAGGTAGAGCAGTGGATTAAGATTACAAAAGATTTATATGAAGATACAATATTATATTCTGAATCGTCTTGGCAAACTGGTAGAGCATTTTTACCACAAAGCATAAATCATTCTTATGTTTTTGGAATAAATTATCTTGCGTTAAAAGGACAATGTAATAGAAGACTTATGGCTTGCGAACAAGAGGGTATTGTTACATTACATTGGTTATTCAGAGATGAAGTAAACAGATACTTTCCATTGCTAGCTAATTATTTGAAGCCTGTTTGTGATAACGCCAAGCGCTGTGTCTATATGGAAGGTCCAGAAGGGCTTACAAAATATTTTAGTAATTTATTTGATGGATGTGGTAGATGGAAAGTAAAAAAAGAAGAAAATCAGACTTATAGAGAATTTAATAAAAGTTGTACATCTTATGAAAGACTCAAAGAATTGGGAATACCAATAGTATATCCTCATGAATATATTCATTATGCTTACAACGATTATGATAAATTAGATAAGAAAGATAAAATATTATTTGAAATGGATTAGAAACAAATGCCAGATTATAATAAAATATTTACAGGAGTATTAAAAGTTTTTGAGAAAAATTCAACTTGCATTAGAATTAAAGTCGCTGCTCTTATTATTAAAGATGGGCGAATAATCTCAACAGGGTGGAATGGCGTTGCTCCAAAATGTAAGCATTGTGAGAGTATCTTTACTGTTAAGGAATATAACAGCAAAGATCATGCTGCATTCAGCAGAGAAAATGAAATACACGCCGAGCAGAATGCATTAGGATGGGCTGCTCGGAATGGCGTGTCTACTGAAGGAGCAGATTTATATATTTCTATTTCACCCTGTTCATATTGTGCTAAATTAATTGTTGCTGCTGGAATAAAAAAGGTGTATTATTTAAAAGAATATGATAGAGATTCTAATGGTATTGCATTTTTAAATAAGAATGGAATAATTTGCGAAATAGTCAATATTTAATAAGGAAGGCAATGATTAAAATAAATCGATATAAATATAGAATTGAAGATTCAGATCAAAAATTAGCTGAAGAAAACAATTGGAATGATACTGAAAATACTTATATTGGAAATTTAGGAGAAATAGCAGTTTCTAAATATTTAGATTTAAATGAGTGGACAGTAGTGGAAAAGGCTGTGTCAGATATCATTGATGATGAAGGTAATAGAATTCAAGTTAAATCTACAAAAAATAGTTTTGCAAAAAAGAGATTTTGGCTAGAACAAAAAGAAAATTTAGAATTTGATAGATATATTTTTTGTTTAATTGATGAAGAAGAGAAATTTGCTACTGTTGAGGCAGATATGTTAACAGAGATAGCTCATTCTAATTTTCATATATATAAAAATTTAAAAGCAATATATAGGAGGAAGTAAATATGGAAAACACATCACCACTTGATGCAAGTCAAATTGATATGTCGCAGACAACGAAAGTCGTTTGCGAAAAATGTTCTGGTCTTGTTTTTGAACAGGGATTAATGTTAAGAAAATTATCTAGATTAGTGTCACCAAATGGTCAAGAAGTATTGATACCAATCGCTGTATTTATGTGTAAAAACTGTAATCACATAAATTCAGATTTTGTTGAGAGTGATTTAGAAATATAATTGTGTCACCAATTTACGAATATTATTGTCCATCTTGCGGTTACGAGGAAGAAATGTTTCAGCAGATAAATGACAGTGCACCAACTTGTTCTAAATGTACAGAAATGAAAACAAAACCATTTTATCAAGTTGAACACATTATGACTGAAATGAAGAAAAAGATTTCAAAATCCGCTGCACATTTTAAAGGCAAGGGATTTTATGAAACCGATTATAAGAAAAAGAAAAAGAAAGAGACAGAGTAGTGTCAAGAATATCATATTCTCAATTGTCAATGTATAATAGCTGTCCCTATCATTGGAAGCTTAGATATATTGATAAAATATCTGTTGATAAAAGTAATATTTTCTTATTATTTGGAAGAGCTATGCATAAAACCCTTCAGACATATCTTGAAATAATGTATAATGATTCTGTTAAAGCTGCAGACAATCTCAATCTTTATGAGGTGTTACAAGAAGATATTATATGCGAATTTAATGATATTAAAGAGAAAGAGGGAGAAGCGCCCTGTACAAAAAAAGAACTGAATGAATTTTTTGATGATGGGGTTACTATTTTAAATTGGTTTAAAAAACATAGAGGAGAATATTTCTCAAAGAAAAATTGGGAATTAATTGGGTGTGAAGTCCCTCTTAATGTTGATTTACAAAAGGGTGTTAAATGGGTAGGGTTTATTGATGTTGTTTTATATAACAAAATGTTAGACATTATTAAGATTATTGATATTAAAACTTCTACTTGGGGTTGGAATAAGTATCAGAAAAAAGATAAAAATAAAACATCACAATTATTATTATATAAACAATTTTATTCAAAGCAATTTAATCATCCAATTGACAAAATTAATATTGATTATTTTATTGTCAAAAGAAAGCTGTATACTCAGGCACAGTTTCCGCAAAAGCGCATTCAGACATTTAAACCAGCTGATGGTAAAATAAGCATGAATAGAGTTGCAAATGAGCTTCACGCATTTTTAAATGAGGCGATTAGCGAAGATGGCGAATATAGACGAAGAGAGTATGAAAAAAAATCAAATATTAAGTCTTGTAAATATTGTGAATTTAGAGATACAAAATATTGTTCAGCTGGAGTTAAGTAGTGGTTGAATATAAAAGATCAATTGGAATTATTTTAAATAATATAATAGATGATAAATCTCTTATAAATAAAATATTGATTAAATTAAAAGAATGTCAAGATGTCTGTGGTGTAAAATTATTTTATGTTGTTTTTTATTATAAAGACATTGACAGTAAAACTATTAAAGATTTTGTTAAAGAATATTCAGATATATTTTTTGGATTAAATGTAGATATAACAAGGAATTTTAAAAAGAAATCGTTTTTTTTAATTGATCAAAATGATTTAGTCAAAAATTGTAAATTTAGATATGACGGAAATATTTTAGAGGGATTTAAAGAATATAAAAAGCTGATTGCTTATATTATAAAACAGGAACAAAAAGGAAGGAAGCAGAGATGAAAGTTGGCATTGTTGGCAGTAGACGGTGGGCTGATAGAGTCAAAATTAAAGATTTTATCTTTGAACTTAAAAAGAAGTACGGTGATGATGCTATAATAGTTAGTGGTGGTTGTAAAAAGGGTGCTGATGCAATGGCAAAGAAATATGCTTTAGAATTGGGTTTGCAATATGAAGAATATCCACCATTTCACGAACAGCACAATCTTTATTGTCCCTTACCCAAAAGACTTTTTGAAAAAAAGTATCATGTCTCTAATTTCTTTGCACGGAATAAATTAATTGCACAAAATAGTGATAGTGTTATTGCATTTATTCCAGAGGGAGTCAAATCAAATGGGTCAATGTCAACAATAAATTATGCAAAAAAAATGAATAAAAAGACAATTATTGTTTCATAATTTTTTAATTTATATATATGTATATATGTTACTGATTATGTAAATTATGGAGAAAAAATATGAAAGCAAATATTAAATTAACTTCCGTTAAATTATTAAAAGATTTATATGAAAGATTTAAAAGCATGACAATCAATACTAAAATGACACTGCAAAAACTATCAAATCGATCAATGTCTTTGTATATTTCTGATGAACAGTTTAGAGATAGAATCAACAATACAGATGAACTTTTAGTTAGTGGCAGTAATTTTTAGGAAAACTATAAAAATAAAAACGTTATGAAAAAAAATAAAAAGAAAATACTTATGATGTCAGATGATCTGCGAATGCACAGTGGTGTTGCTGTGATGTCAAAAGAAATTGTAATGGGAGCAATTCACCATTATGATTTTGTGCAAATTGGAGGGAGCGTAAAACATCCTGAAGAAGGGAAAATTGTTGATATGTCTCAAGCCGTTCGCGAATCAATTGGAGTAAAAGATGCATACTTAAAGATTTATCCAACTTCTGGATATGGCAGTCAAGATATGTTAAGACAGATTATAGAAATTGAAAAACCCGATGCGGTTCTACATTATACTGATCCAAGATTTTGGTTGTGGTTTTATCAAATGGAGCACGAAATAAGAACAAAAATTCCCATATTTTATTATGAAATTTGGGATGATCTTCCAGATCCAAAATATAATCGCGATTATTATTTAAGCTGCGACTTATTAATGGCTATATCAAAGCAGACTTATGGAATAAACAAGCGGCTAGTACCAGAATTTGAAGATTGGCAAATTACGTATGTTCCTCACGGGATAAACACTGAGAAATTTTTCAAAATTAATCCAAATAATTCAGATTTTATTAAATTCAAAAAAGAATATGATTTAGATGAATATGATTTTAAGATTCTATATTTGAATAGAAATATTAGAAGAAAAGTACCTGGTGATGTTGTTATGGCTTATAAACATTTTGTAGAACAGTTACCTAAAAATAAGCAGAAAAAATGTGTTTTGATATTTCATACAGCTCCTGTTGACGATAACGGTACTGATTTGAGAGTTGTTTGCAAAACATTAATTCCAGATCAAAATGTTATATTTACATATGATAAAGGTGGACCATTTGACGATATAAAGATGAATTACTTATATAATGCGATTGATGTTTATGTTAATATTGCATCAAACGAGGGTTTTGGATTGGGAAGTGCAGAAGCTTTAACAGTTGGAAAACCAATAATTGTTAATGTAACTGGTGGTTTGCAGGATCAGTGTGGATTTAAAAAGCGTGTTGAAACTTCTGATGGAGATACAACAATTAATACTTTGAAGTATTTAACGCCAGATGATTACATAGAATTGGGATCTAATCATCAGGGGAAATATAAAAAACATGGAAAGTGGGCAAAACCTGTTTGGCCAAAAACTTTATCATTATTGGGTTCTCCTCCCACACCCTATATTTTTGATGATAGGTGTCGGTGGGATGAAGTAGGTGATGCAATGAAAGAATGGTACGATGTTGGTGTGGAAGAAAGAGAGCGGTGTGGAGAGCTTGGAAGAAAGTTTGTTTGTGAAAAAGATGTGGGTATGACTGCAAAAGAAATGTGCAATAGATTTATTGAGTCTATGGATTCAGCATTTGAGAAGTGGAAGCCAAAATCGCTTTACGATTTGATTAAAATTGAAGACAATATAAAAGAAGACATATCTATAAAAGTAATTGGGGATCAAGCATGAATAAGAAGCTTGTTTTAATGTGTGGACCACTTAATACCCGATCAGGATATGGAGATCATGCTAGATCGATATTTTGGACTTTATATGATTCTAATAAATATGATATAAAAGTTATAGATGTAAGATGGGGTAACACTCCTCGCAACTTTCTTAAAAAGAATGATTTAAAGCATAAACAAATTTTAGATTCTATAATAGACGGGTATAAGTTAGATAGACAGCCCGATATTTATATTGACATTCGGATACCTAATGAGTGGCAACAAGTTGGAAAATTTAATATTGGAATTACAGCTGGAATAGAAACAAATGCTGTATCAGCAAAGTGGATTGAGGGATGCAATAAGATGGATTTAATAATTGTGCCATCTGAACATTCAAAATCTGGATTTTTGGTTTCAGTTTATGATAAAGTACAGAATATGCCAGATGGTTCACAGCAAAAAGTTGGTGAACATAAGCTTGAAAAACCGATTGAAGTTATTTTCGAGGGAATTGATGAAGAAGTTTATAAACCGCTTAAAGTTAAAGACATAAGCAGAAATATTTTGAAATATATAAATGATATTATTGATGAAGATTTTGCTTTTTTATTTGTTGGTCAATGGATTCAGGGTGGATATGGTGAAGATAGAAAGGATATTTCTAGATTAATAAAAATATTTTATGAAAGTTTTGCAAATCTAAAAAAGAAGCCAGCACTAATTCTTAAAACAAGCGGAGCAACGTTTTCACTTCTCGATAAAAGTGAAACGATTAGCAAGATTATGGAAATTAAAGATAAATTTCCCAGTGACTGGAATCTACCCAATGTTTATTTATTGCACGGTGATTTAACTGATGATGAAATGAACGAGCTCTACAATCATCCAAAAATTAAGTGTATGGTATCTTTAACTCACGGCGAGGGATTTGGTAGACCATTTCTTGAGGCTTCAATAGTTGGTTTACCAATAATTGCATCAAATTGGAGTGGACATATAGATTTTTTAGAATCAAAATATGTAATGTTTGTTAATGGAGAGTTAGTAAAAGTTCCCAAATCGGTCGTTTGGGAAGATATTATAATTCCCGAAAGTCAATGGTTTATGACTAATGAGCACGAAGTTTATAAAGCATTAAAATATGCTTTTGAAAATAAATATTTAATAAAAGAAAAAGCAAAAAATTTAATGGAAAAGCACAGAAAAACGTTGACACTAAATAAAATGGGCGAACTCATTAATGATGTTGTTGAAAAATATACAAAGCACTTATCAACACCAGTTTCTTTGAAGCTGCCAAAACTAAAAAAAATAAATAGCAGCAAAAATAAAGAAAAAATAGAGATTCCAAAATTAAAGAAAGTGATATGAGAATTATATCAAATTGTCCATTGTGTGAAACTCATGCACTTCACGTAATTGAAGAAGCTGGTGACAGCTCAATGCAATGTTTGTTTTGTGGTTTTGCTTCTTCAAACAAATTTATTGGTGGTAAAGAAGTTAATAAAGAATATAATAAATTAACTAATGAAATGAAGAAATGGTCTAAAGAGAAAAATGAAAGGATTTGGATACCCGCAATGTTAACTCTTCCAGAAGGACTTTTATATCCGTATAATGATAAAGACAAAATGAAATGGGCTTATGCTAAAATGGTTGGTATTCCTAAAGCAGAAATGGAAGATTATCCAAAATCAGACGGTGGATTTTATGAACAGAAATATGATGTTGATAATCAAGAAGTTTATGATACTTTTCACGAATGTGTTAATAGATTAAATGAAGAAGCTAAAGAGAGACGAGCTGATGAACAGAAAATAACTCTTCCAAAACTAAAAAAAGTAACATAAAATGATAGTAAAAAAGAAATGTAAAACATGTAATTATGATCCAAAAGAAAGGGCAGCTGGTGGGCTATATAAAGATAGAAGGGAAGATATAAAATCTATAAAGGAATATATTGAAAATCATGAAATACATTATAATCATATGGGTCACAGATTAACACCAATTTTTAAGAAATGTTGTAAAGCATTTGATTATTATAGTGTTAAATTAATTAAAGAAAATTAAACACTATGCCAGCAGATGTTATACATCCAATTGTAAGAGTAAAAAAACAATTAAAAATTAGAGACATAAAAGCAGGTTCGCTGGTTGAATTTAAATATGCAAAGGCAGCAGCTGTGAGGAAACCAATAGTTCTTGTATTATCTAATGGATATTATGATAAAAAGATAAATACAAAAAAAAATATTGTAATTCATGGAGTAAATTTAAATTATATTCCTAGAGGTTCAGTGAGACAATTTAAAAAACATATAGAAAGAAGTCCAATTTTGGGAAGAAATATAAGATTTGATGCTTTAAATAGAGATGTAAAAGGACAGGGAATACTTGAAGAAAATAGATATACACAGTTAATATTACCAGCAAGTGGAGAAAAAGCAGGAGAAAGCATTGCACAGCTTCGTGTAATTATGAAAACAATTTATTCTACTAGAATTAAGCCATTGGCAAAAAAATATGATTGTTTTAGAATTTATAATGTTAAAGAAATTTCAAATGTAAAAAGAATATTTTATAAATTTTAGAGCTATGAATAATAAAAACATTTCAATATCTTATTCTATTTTAACACACAATGAGACAGATTCATTGCAGAGACTTTTGGATTTTCTCACAAGGCGAAAAGATGAAGAAGATGAAATTGTTATTTTAGATGATTATTCAAATAACAAAAAGACACAAGAAATACTTGATGTTTATACTTCAATACATGAAATAAAATTTGAACAGCGTCATTTATTAGAAGATTTTGGTAATCAAAAGAATTATTTAAGAAAAATGTGTAGCAAAGATTATATTTTTAATATAGATGCAGATGAGTTTATAAAATTACATTTAATTAGAAACATAAAATCAATTTTAGAAATGAATCCAACAGTAGATTTATATTGGGTTCCAAGAATAAATACTGTAGAAGGATTAACACAAGCACACAAAGATAAATGGGGGTGGACTATAAATAAAAAGGGATGGGTTAATTTTCCCGATTTTCAAGGTCGTATTCACAAAAATAGACCAAACATTAGATGGAAAAATCCTGTGCATGAAGTTATGGAAGGGTATGGAGAATATACTCAATTGCCAGCTGAAGAAAATTATTGTATCATACATCATAAAGTAATCGAAAAACAAGAGCATCAAAATCAGCTATATGAAGATATCCTCGATTGTAGATAATATTCCAAATAAAATAGAAGATAAGAATACCACTTCTTTAAAGTTTAAAAAAGATTTAATAGAGTATTTAGGAGATGATTATAAAGATGAAATTTGCTTAGAAATTGGTACGAGTAAAGGATATTCTACTAGAATTTAGAATGATATTTTATAGAATATTAGATAATCAATTATACTTTGTTGATGAAGTTGAAAAATTGGGATTTGACGAATCACAGGGATTAAGAATACCCGATGAATATTTAGAAAAACAAAAATTTGTAGTTATGAGAACTTGTCATGGTATAGGTGATTGGGGAATAATTAGCGCTATACCTAGATTATTAAAACAAAAGTATCCCAAATGTAAGGTTTATTTACCATCTTCTAAATTATTAAGAAATTTATTTGGTCAATATGAACAAAATTGGGGTGTGTGGAGTAATCCGTTTGAAAATGTAAATGCTATATTTGATAACAACCCTTATATAGATGGATATAAGGATTCTATAGAAGGTGAAGTTTTTCATGATCATTATAGAATATATGATAAAGATAATACAGATATTCCATTAGCTGAACAAATGTTAAAATTTTGGCAATTTGAAGAAGGTGAATATAAAGATTCCCAACCTGATATATATTTTTCAGATGAAGAGATAGAAATAGGTAATAAAATTATAGAACAATATACGGATGGAGATTTTGGAACTTTACTTATTTCTGATAGATATGATTATTCTAATGATAATTTAATTGTTGATATTTTACGAAAAAATAATATATCTTATTTTTATTATTCTCCAGTTCCATTAGAACAGACATCTTTTAATTTTATAGATAAGGCACTTGATATAAGACATATAGATATTAGATTACAGTTATATATTCATTCTAAAGCTGAGTTAAATATTGGAAATCAAAGTGGTACTCTTCAACTTGGAGTTCGTAAATCTAAAATATATGATGTTCAGAGACAATTTCCAATGGCTGGTAATTTTGTTAGGGGTGAAAATTATTTAAGAGATGATTTTAAGAGAAATTTATTAAGAGATTCTATTAGAAAATCTGAATCTAAAACAACAACTTCTATGAAATTTAAAGCAGACGTAGTTGATTTTTTTAGAGATAATTTTGAAAATAAAACTGTTTTAGAAATTGGAACATCACTTGGATACGGCACAAAAATTTTAAGTGGATTATTTAAGAAGGTGATAACAGTTGATAATTCTAGTGAAAAAATATATGAAGCAAAAGAAAATTTGAAACATTTAGATAACATTGATTTTAGATTGATGGATGTTTATAATCATAGATGGAATTTTGATGAAAAAGTAGATGTCATTTTTATTGATTGTGTTCATACATATGAACATTTGAAAAGTGATGTCGATAATTCATTAAATACTTTTGATAAACCGATTATATTTTTTGATGATTATGGTTTATTTCCAGATTTGAAAAGATTGATTGATGAATATATAGATATGGGTAAATTTAAGGTATTAAAAAAGATAGGACAACATAAGGGCAAGATATATCCAAAAACACAAAATAAGATATTGTTAGATAGAGAGGGTATTATATGTCAAGCCGTATAGTTTATACATCTATTTTTGGTAATTATGATGATGAGTTAGAACAAAAATTGCCTAACAATTGGGATTGGAAATGTTTTTCGGAAAATAATAGCTTATCTTTATATACAGATAATAATAGAAATGCTAAGAAATTTAAAGTATTACCTCATAGATATTTATCAGATTATGAATATAGTATCTTTGTAGATGGTAATATGTCTGTAAGATTCGCAGGTGATATTAGTGAATTGATTGAAAAGTATTTGAATGGTGCAAATGTTGCATTTTTTAGTCATAGAAATAATCTATTGGATTCAAGAAATTGTGCATATAAAGAGGCAGAGACTATATTTCAGTTAGGAGAAAAAAATATGCAAATTACACCTGAACGAGGTATTTTGAATTACAAAGATAATCCTAATATT